GTTAGCAATCTCGGTAACGTCCGGCGGGGTTGACAATATGGAAACATATAAGTATATAATTGGACAGATAAACGCATTGGAATCAGTGCGTCAGGAAATCTCTAACCTGCAACAAGATAAGGAGCAAAATAATGAAAACACAGGGACAATCATCAACATCAAACCAAAAAATAATAACTCCAAATAAAGAATTAATCGGAGTTAAAAAATCAGAAAAAGCAAAACTACCCAAACCAACTGGTTGGAGAATGTTGGTTTTACCTTTTAGAATGAGTGAAAAATCAAAAGGGGGTGTATTGTTTGCAAACGAAACAGTAGACAGACAACAAGTAGCATCACAATGTGGAAACGTATTGGCGATGGGACCTGATTGTTATAATGATAAAAATAGATTCAAAGATGGTCCATGGTGTAAAGTCGGAGATTGGGTAATCTTCGCACGTTACGCAGGATCAAGAATAGAAATTGAGGGTGGGGAAGTTCGTCTTCTTAATGATGACGAAGTATTAGCAACAGTGCAAGATCCAACAGATATCTTGCATAAATTTTAACATAGGAGGATACTATGCCAGAAGAGGAAAAGAAAAAGAAACCGAGTGAAATACCGGTCGACATAGATACATCAGGACCAGAGGTCGATGTAACTTTGGAAGAAAGCAAAGCGGAGACAGTTGAAACTGCTCCAGAAATAAAAGAAACGGAACAAGAAACAAGTAAAAAAGAAGAAGACACAAAGTTAGAAGAATACAGTAAAGGTGTTCAAAATCGTATTGCTAAACTTACTCGAAAGATGAGAGAAGCAGAACGAAGAGAACAAGCAGCAGTTGAGTATGCAGCAGCCATTGAAAAGAAAAGAAAGTTAGATCAGGAAAGATTTCAAAAAGTTGATTCTGATTATAACAAAAGATTTGAAGAAAATCTTAAAACTGGAATGGACGCAGCGCAAAAAGAACTTGCTCTAGCAATAGAACAAGGTGATGCGGCAGCTCAAGTGGAAGCAAATAAAAGAATTGCTTCACTAGCTTTTGAAACAGCTAAACTGCAACAAAGACAACAAGCACCAGTTCAACAGGAAAGTGAGCCTGTTAAACTATCGGATGGTGGTCAGCTACCAGATGAGGCACCAAGATCTTTACCTCAAGCAGATCCTAGAGCGGAAGAATGGGCAGCTAAAAATGATTGGTTCGGTAATGATAGAGCCATGACTTTTACTGCTTTTGAAATCCATAAGGATTTAGTTGAAAAAGAAGGTTTTGATCCTAAGTCTCAAGAGTATTATGAGGAAATCGATAAAAGAATTAGAATTGACTTTCCGAATAAATTTGGTAATACTGAACAAACTACGACCAAACCCGTTCAGTCGGTTGCTTCCGCGACACGAAGCGTAAAACCAGGTCGCAAACAAGTGAGACTCACATCGTCTCAAGTCGCAATAGCGAAAAAATTAGGTGTGCCACTAGAAGAGTATGCTAAACAATTAAAACTCACGGGAGGAGCATAAAATGGAAGAAAAAAATAAAACTTCACGTGCGGCTAGTACTAGGGAGAAAACTGAACGACCTAAACAGTATAAGCCACCTTCATCTCTTGATGCACCACCAGCGCCAGATGGCTTTAGGCACAGATGGATTAGGGCTGAATCCGTAGGATTCCAAGATAGTAAAAATATTTTTGGAAGACTTAGAGAAGGGTATGAATTAGTGAGAGCTGATGAATACCAAAATTCAGACTACCCAGTTGTAACTGATGGCAAATACGCTGGAGTCATAGGAGTCGGAGGCTTGCTCTTGGCAAGGATACCGATAGAACTCGCGAACGCAAGAATGGCATATCAGAAAAGTCAAACTGAAGGCCAGGACGAAGCAGTAGAAAACGATCTTCTAAAGGACCAAGATAAGAGAATGCCTATCAAAATTGATAGACATTCAAAGCACACTTTCGGTGGTACAAAGAAGTAATTCTCAAAACTATCGATAGTTTTAATATAAACCGTGCTGGAGGCCGTTTAACAAAACGGCAGGCACATAAGGAGTAATAACTATGGCAAATAGAAACACACAAGGTTTTGGTTTGATTCCTGCAGGTACGATTGGTTCTACACCATCTACTCAAGGTCAAGGCAAATACCTTATTGATGCTGGCTATAATGCTGATTTGTTCCAAGGTACTGCTGTAAAAAGCGCTGCTGGGTACATTATCACTGCACAAGCTGCCATCACTAACACTTGTATAGGTGTGTTGAACGGAATATTCTATAACGATGCTACTACTAAGAAGCCTACGTTTGCGAATTTCTACAACCAACCTATTACTCCAGCTGATAGCGAAGACACAACTGCGTTTGTTCTTGACAATCCAAACCAACTTTTTGTTGGTGCGATTGATGCAGCAGCAGCTCAAGCTGAATATGGTAAAACATATGGCTTAACTGTAACTGCAGCAGGTTCAGATCTTTCTGGACAGTCAAGCTCAACGTTAACTTACGCTACTAGACATGCTACTAACAATCAATGGAGATTGGTAAGATCTGCTGAAGATCCTGAGAACGACGAAAACGCTGCGTTTAGAAGCGTTGTAGTTGCTCACAACCTAAACCAATACTTCACTGGTGCGGTATCATGGGCATAATCGAATAGGAGATTAAATTATGGCAATATCACGAGCACAGCTAGTTAAAGAACTAGAGCCAGGTTTGAATGCACTATTCGGCCTGGAGTACAATCGGTATGACAATGAGTCTGCCGAAATATACGTTACAGAATCAAGTGACAG